CAGTGCTTAATAATCAATGCGGCGGCGGCGATCAGCCACCCGACCGGGCCTAGCAAAAATCCAATGCCGGCCACGATCATGTCCGCTGTCTTGTTACCTTTCATGAACGCGGCCACCAGATCGTCCCACCAGATAACCAGCGCGGCCACAGCGGCGATGAGCGCCATCACGCCAAGTATGATCAGCACTATGGGGCTGGCGGCCATAACGAGATTGACCACCGTCAGAACGGCCGTCAACGTCTTCAGCGCCAGTGACAGCGCCACGGCGGCGGCCATTACTTTAAGAACCGTAGCGCCATGTTTGCCCAGGAACCGGAAGGCATCGGAGACGCCGACTACAATTTCACCGAGACGGCTCAACAACGAGTGCTGGTCGTTCATTTCTTCCAGCGTACCAACGAAACCCAGTACGACCGATTTTGCCTTCTCAACGAATTTGACGAACTTACCTGATATAAGCTCGCGGTTGCTCTTCACCCACTCCCGTACACGTTGGGCCGCTTTCGTGGCGCCCTTAATCAGCTCGTTAATAGTGGGAGCGAGGACTCCTCCGAGCTCCGCAGCCGTCAACGATATGTTGTCTTTGAGCGTCGAGAAGAGGCCCGATGTGGTCTTGCTGGAGATCTTCATGCCGTTAAAGAAGATACCCCCTTTGCTGGTCATCTTCTCGAATGCTGCCGTGAGCTGGACAGTCGTCACCTTGCCTGCGCTGATCATCTTAAAGAACGCGTCATTAACTTCTGTGCCCATGACTGCGGCCAGGTCGCCAAAAATAGGGACCCCGGCTTCCGCAATCATGTTCAACGACTCCATGTCGACCTTGCCTTTGAGCATAGCTTTAGTGAAGCCACGGGTAATGGAGTCCAAATTCTGCGCGTTACCGCCGGCAGTGTCGCCGAGCATACGGAGCGTTTTTATGGTCTTCTTTATGTCTCCGTTCATGACGGGCAGGAGCTGGCCGGTTGCTTTAGATAGCGCCTCGAATTGAAAGGGGGTGCTGGCTGCGGTGTCGTTCAACGCCTGCACTGCCTCCCTAGCGCGCTCCGCGCCGCCCAGGAGCGGGGTAAACGCTGCCTGCGCATTCTCGACCTTCGAGAACTCACGGACGAGGAGGCCTACGGATGCGGCTAGAGCACCGACGCCCGCTGCGCTGAATTTAAGGAGGCCCTTGCCTGCGTGAGCCACGCCCCCCGCGAATCTGTCTACCGTACGGTTGAGTTTGCGGAAACCGCGATCCATGGAGCGGGTGAATTTGCCTACACGGTTTTGCATCCGAGAGACGGGGGCCGTCACGCGGTCTACCGCTTTAAACACCGCCTCAACGCTGAAACGACCGGCCATTGCTACCCTCTCGGCTTAGTGTGCTCTATCAGTTCGGCACGTAGCCCCTCATAGAAAAAACGTATCTCTCGCCATTTTAATGTCCGTGGGTCCGGTAGGCTGGAGTAGTCGCGGCATACCTGCAGCAGCATTTCCTGGTGTACCACCGGGCCGGTGTGACCCCGCTCAGGGTGCCAATAGTCAGCACCCCGGCGGACTAGCGGGGCCTTTATCAGTCCATCAACAACGCGAATAGCGCCTCGCATATCTTGACGTCGGTGCCGACTAGGCCGGCAAAAACGCTCTGGTGGACCTTGCACATGTCCGCCATTACCGCGTAAGTCTTGGCCACGTCGTGGTTTTTCTTCTTCCCGTCCATCGCCATCAAAGACGCGCCGGTACGTTCGTGGAACGTTATCGGGTCGCTATGCTTAGAGCCGGGACGGCAGGGCGTGTAGACCGCTTCGCCGTTGTCGTTAATAATCAGGCTGCCGTTCTCGATAGCGCGCAGGATACGGTTCTTCTGCTTAGTGAACGCGGTCAGGTCCTCCGCGTCCATGTCGGCGGTGTCCAGGTCTAGATCCATGGCGTCGGTGAAGCGGTTAAACTCGACCTCGGCCATTTCTGTCGCTATTTTCTGTTCCATCTTATTGCCCTACTTTAAATATGGTGCCGCGCACCCGGCCGGGGCCAGGCTAAAGGGGTAGGGACCCGCGCAGCGATAACCCCTACTGCTTAGTGAGTACGCCCGGCCCCATCAACGAAACGGCTGCTGTGGCGTTCTGGCTGCTTGCCTGAGTCTCGCCGACGATCTGCAGGGTGGCTTGATACGTCGCCCCGGATGCGTAGGTGATAGCGCCAGGGAAGAAGTCGTTGCGGTTGGAAAGTTCTTGCAGAAACTCTTGATCGCCACGGTCGTCGTCAACCTCGACGGTCAGGCCGTCGATCGACAAGGGGACGCGGGTTTTGACTAAACGCGCCGTGCCGTCGCCGTTAGCCTGCACTTCGTTCTCGAAGCCGCCCAACTTACGCTGTGCCTCGGCATCGGCGGCAACTGGGAAGTTGCGACCGTCGAGTGTCACTGATTCAATACTGCCGCCTACTGCCGCCATGATCTGTCTCCTGGGTTTACGCTACGACCTGTGCGGTTCCGAAATAGAAGCCGAAATTCAGATCCACTGAAATGATGTTGGTGTTGCCGCTGAGCTGCACCGTTGTCGCCACGTTCAGGCGCTTAGGGTTCTGCGAGTCGATCTCGGCAAGGGTGTTAGCTTTGGCCGTCTCAGGGTCGCTGATAATGGCCACTAGCCCTAAGCTGTCCAACATGGACGCCACGGCCGCTACGGCCGCTTTAGGCTTCTTGGCGTCACGGTTGGTGGTCGGCTGGTCGTCCGGGATCAGAGGTGCGCCGTCCCATTCTGCGGTGGCGAAGATAAGATCCAGATTAAAAATAATGTTCTGCAGCTTCACGATGTCAACCACAAAACGATACGCCGGGGTGGGGTCGCCATCAGGATGGTAGAAAGTCACGGTGTCTGACAGGTTGACCACGCCATCCTTGACCTCGATAGTTGAGCTGCCCGCCTTGACCGCTACGTCGCGGTCGACATACGTCCACTGCTCACCGTCAGTTCCGGGCGTCAGCCCTGAAGCGTCATGGCTGCCGTAATCACGCGGGGGGTTGTTATTCGCAACTACTACGATGCGGGCGAGCTCACGAGCGGCCACCATAAACGGCAAGTCGTCCGAGCCGGGGGCGACAAGCTGGGAGTTGGTGCGGTCTGTCTTGCGGGCATCAGAAATAGTTACGGCCGTCGCACGGTCGGCTTCCGTGTTGCCGGTGAAGACGATGCACGGTTTGCGCGTCAGTGCGCCCCACCGGCCTTCGCCGAAGGTGCTATATTTATCGAGACTGCCCGTGTCAGCGACGTCCATGCAGTTTAAAAACATGGTTTCCCACACGTCGCCCACTTGGGCCAGTGCGTCGTCGACGTCAGGGTTAACCAGTCCGCCTACGGGCTGAGTGATGGCGAAAGTGTTGCCGGACGTAGTTGAACCGACAACATCGACGGTCAGGTCGTTTGCGCTGGTGCCTCTCCACTTGGAGGTCAGCACGGCGTCGGTGGTGTTGTCCGATGCGACCACCGGCATGTTGAGCTCGGCATTAATGGCTGCGACCATTGCAGCGACAACAACCGCCACGCTGTCGCCTACTGAGATAACGAACGGCTCGGAGTCGATGTTGTTGACCCGGACTACGTAGCTGGCTGCCTCAGTTGGTGCGCCTGCGGGGGTAATGTCGCCGACAGAAGCCACGCCAGAGGCATCGTCGACAAGCGGGTAGACTGTTAGCGGGATAGTTCCGATGCCGTCGCCGTTACTCGGCAATAGTTGCAGAGCAGTGAGGTGCAGCGGTGAGCCGAAACCATACGTCTGCGCCACTTCTAGCGCGCTTGTCACCTGCCGTTTGGTGGTGGCGTATGTGGCCGCTGTAGCGCCCTGTCCGACCAGAGCCACACGCTGCGGCAAATAGAGGATGCCCCCGCCACGTAGGTCTTTAAAAATTGTTTTAATGCCGACCACGCGTGCTACTGCGGAAGCGTCTACTGCTGAACTGATAGCCATGTCCTATTCTCCTAAATGGTGTAGTCGTAATCGGCTTCAGCTATGAGCTGGCCGTCTTCCGTCCGATTCACGTCGGCTGAAAGCAGTTCGAGCGTCTCCAACGGTATCTGGGGGGAGAACTCGTTAAATTCTACCCGAAAAACGAGCCGCGCACCAACTATCTGCTGGACTTGGCTTGCGTCTTGCTGTGGCTGGAATACCGTAATAGCCTGGGTCCAGCGCCGGAACACTACGCCGCGAAGGCCTAGGTACGTGTACTCCGCAGCCATTAAAATGTTCCGCACTAGCCGGAGCGCACGGTGTGCCTCGAATGCTGCTTCTCGGTCGCCGGGGGTGTGGCCGCCAGCAGGGTTGTCGGCGCTCTGACCGTAGCCGTAGCAATCGACGTTGTAAACTGTCTCTGATTTTTGGCGCTCGACAACAGTGCTCACTTTCGGATCAAAGTTCGAGTTATCCACCCACACGTTCACTATCGGGCTGCCGTCTGACTGGTCGTTTAGAAACTGCTCCCACGGGTTCGACCGCTCGGAGAACACGCGCAACTTCCAGTCGTCGGGGTCTCGCACTGCCGCAGTCGCTAGTGCCATCTGGCTCGCTACTTCAAGAGCGAGAATCGCACCGATCTGGTCGCGGACTATCTCGAAGGTGTCCTGCTTGTCGATTAGCGCGGCGATGGTCACGGGCGGTACAGCTCAAGAATGCATGTCACAATGCCAAGGGCGCGGTCAGGGTTCGACTGCATGACCTTGAAAGTGAAACTATTGCCGTTGATGTCGTCGAAGGTGACGAGCCACGGCTTTTGCGCTGCGTCGGCGATGCCCTGGGGCAGCTCAAAGCCTGCGGCAGTCAGTGACGAAATTCGCAACGCTATGGAAGCGAGGCGGCCCGATACGATCTGGCCTGTATCGGGGTCGATAATTTGGGAAATGTCGTCAGAAAATCCGGTGAGGAGGGCCGACATTTCTGCCGGACTCGTCACCGTTATCGGCCAGCCGAAACCTGTGGCGCCGTCTTCAAGGACAGCGCCCAGGTCTGCTTCGGCTAACTGACGGAGGCTCACGCTCAGCCCTTGGCGACGTGGCCGGATTTAACGAAAGCGTTTAACGCTTCTCGGCCTCCTGGTAAGTCGGCGGCGGTTATCTCTTCATTGTCGGCCAAGATGCCGCGCTTCGTAGTGATCGCTTTGCCGGCGGGGACATAGAACTCGGGCAGCTCGGGCTCGGGCGCTCCGGCTTTAGCTTCGGCGGCCTGCTCCCTGGCTAACTGGGCTGCTACGGCAGAGTCTTCTTCTGCGGCAGCTTCGGCGATACGGGTGTTCAAACCTTTCAGAGTCTCCGCCAAATGGGCGTTAGTCTGTTCGGTAGTGTCTGGTACGTCTTCGCCTAGCTTTTCAGCGGCGGCAGCGATGGACGCACGGAGTTGGTCGTTACTGGCCATGATTATGTTCCCTATTTTATGTAGCATTACCGCCCCGTTGCAGGGGCGGCGTGCGGGCTTCGTTTATAGCTGCGTATCTAGGCAGCCGAACGTATCGATAGCGGTAGGAATCATCAAAGGACGGGCCCCAACACCTCCAAACAATTGTTCGCCGTCTTGCGATAACCATGCGTTTGTAAACAAGTCCATACCGCCGGCTGCATTACTAACGCGGCTAGGTAGTTCTGGTAGCAAGCCTGTAGCTTGTCCGCCGACTAACGCGCCGATATTAGGGATAGCGCCGAACGTGGCGTCCATGCGACCAGAAGAAGCACGTACAACAATCTTACCAGGGTCTAGGAACTGCGTTTTAACACCTGTTTGTGGGTGCGCATAGCGACCGCCATACGTCCACACGTCATAGCGATAGTTACCTATTTCTACGATACCTCGGAAGGTGCCGCCGTTACCGCGCATATCCATAGGGGCGATAGTACCAAGGTCAATACGTCGAATATCGAATCGGGCTTGTATCGCCGAATCACTAATAAAGTTTTCGAACGCATCGATACCCATAAGTAGCTGGTCTGGGTCGGATAGGCCGTCGTTACGTACAACTTCCGCCAGGTCGCTAATATCCTGGATTTTCTGGGCGCCTGTAGCGGTGGCCCATGAAATACCAGAGGTCGGAAAGTGCGTAGCTTTAGGCTTGTAATCAAGCGTATAAAGCGCGTTACCGTTGCTATCCGTAAGCGTTACTACGCCGGTCTGTAGGACCTGGGACGCTTGCACTTCAATAGCGCGACGGATTTTACGTTCGATTTTCGTCATACCATTAAACATACGTAGAATAATGTTCGCTCTAAAGTCCGGAGACTGGAACGGGTCTTGTCCTGGCATACGTTTAATAAGGTCAAACGAATTAATAGGTAGTGCTTCCTTATGGATAGGAGGCTTAAAACCTTTATTCGTATACAGGTCTTCCGAATTCATACGGTAGCCCGTACTTAAGTCCTGGATAACGATAGAAATGTCTTCGTCGCTACGTACGATATCGATTTCCACTTCTTCCGAAGTATGGAAGTTTTCCGGCGGGCTCTGGAATAATCCCGAAAGGAATAACGTAGGCTGAGCCATTTGCATGTACGCCGTAAGCATACGTTTTGTAGTTGAACCACTCATGCTGTGCGCTCCTATTGGTTATCAAGAATGTTTAATTCTTGAACGTCGATTGATACGAGGGAGTAGTCGCGCAATTGGTCAAGGACCGCCGCGTCTACGTTGCTACCATCGCCGTCGGCGTCGATAATTAGGCGTTCGGCACGTACTGATCCCGAAACCATATCGCGGATACTTTCGTCGCCGGCGCCTGCTGCCACTACGTCGTAAGTTACTACCGCTTTAGGGATTCCGTTTTCGTTAGTTACGCCGCCTTTAACAAAAGGGACCAACTTAAGCGAAACAGAATCGCGCGCCAGGATAGTACCTTCGACAACTGTAGCCGCACCCGCAAAAGTAAGGATGTCATCGCGGAATTCGCCGTCTTTAAGGATTACATTACCTAAATCCACATTAGTAATAGTTAAATTAGCCATTATAGGTTACTCCCCTTCAATGCCGAGTTTAGATTCGATAAGACTGGCAACGTCGCCGCCCTGGTCCCCGCTATCTTCTTGGGCGTTGGCATTATCGCCGGCGTTAGCGCCTGCATCGTCTTCCTGGCGGCTTTCTACGTTGCTGCGGTTCATGCCTGCAGTCATGTAGGTAGCCTGTAAAGTGGCCGTCATAGACGAACCGTCTTTAATAGCTGAACACGCGGTTTTCATATCGCCAGACGCTTCGCCCATAGTTAAATGAGCCGAAACGCGGTCGCGTTCTTCTGTAGTACCCTGTTGCACCGCCGCCGCGAAAGTTTCGGGGTGCTGGGCCTGTAATTGTTTAAGGTCCATGTTATTGGCCTCCGGTTGGTTCCCGCTGTTGGCGGTGGTTGTTTTGGTACTCTTAACTACTTTAAGCGACGAGGTCGCTACCGCGTCAATCATACCGCGCTTTAATGCTTCATTCGCCAGGACTGTAGAGCCTTGGCCGAAGTCGGCGTTAACCTTATCTGCCGTGGTGCTTCGCCCTTCGGCGATAGCGTCGACAAAAATTTCGTGCATTGCGTCGAGTTCTTCCCGGACCATGGCGATACCTTCCACCGTGGATACGTCCGGGCGCTTCTTCGGCGCCTCTGTGCTTGCGATACTAACTTCGTTATCGTCTACCATAAAGGTAGCTACGACGCCAACACTTCCAATACGTGCGGCAATGTTAGACGCGACTACTTCGTCCGCCTGGCTCGCAATTGCAAAGGCTGCCGAGGCTCCGACGTTAGAAATAATCGCTTTAGTAGGTTTTTTAGCTGCTTGAATGGCGGACAGGGTGTCGAATAGGCCGTCAAAATGGCCGCCGGGGCTGTCGATAGCGAAAGTAATATTACTAACTGTATCGTCTTGTTCTGCTGCAGCAATGGCCGAAATTATTTCGGGGTAGGTAGTGTTACCGCCACCGAAAAGCATAGCCATGAAACTAGGGCTTTTTGTAATAACGCCCTTAACGGATATTTCCGCGTTATTGCCGGCTACCGTAAGTAGTCGATTATCATTCGCGGAGACGTCGCCATTACGGAAACTCGCTTCGAATTGCGCTTGTTGTTCTGCCGAAGGCGTAAAGCCGGCTTTCTGGGCCTGCTGTATTGCTTGACTGACACTAGCTTCTAGTAACCACATAATTAAAACTCTCTTATTATGCGCACGTTAACCCGCGTTGCCGGATTTGTCAAAATTACTGATTTATTGCGTAAAAAGTTATTTGCGCCGAAGGTGCGTCAGGGATGCCAAGCGCTTTTAGCGCCGCGCTAGGTACTCCGACTCTTAGATCCCCGCTGTCGTCACCGGTGCTACTCCGGGCGAATCTATTTCGAAATTTAGTCCCTATCGGTACCCGTGTGTCTGCTATGTCAAAAAACACTACCGTATCACTTGAACTGTTCAAAGGTACATCTACCGTCGAGCCTAAGATGTCCCACGTAGCGCCGCCATCTGTGCTTATTTCCACCCAGAAAAATATATAACTGATCCCGGCAGCGCCGGTCCTGCCCGCTCGAAATCTTTGTTTTAATGACCAGAAAAGAGGATCGTTAACTGTCATAATCCCGTCCGCCCCTACTGT